CATTGTGCGTGGTGACAAATCTCAAACTCGTTGGGTCAGCTATGATGAAGATGGCGCATGGATTGTGTATTCTTCCCATTGGAAAGTTTCCAATGGCCAGCAACGTATGGTGCTTGAGCGTGATCTGACGCCTCAAGACATACACAGAATCGAAACACTTGTAGACGAAGCACTGCAAGAAGAAGCCGCTAGGAGCATTGATTGAAAACTCTACAGTCTATTTTCAATAGCGTCGTTATGGATGGCGAGACTGTCCGTGTGTCGGCGCTATCGCAAAAAGAGTATGAGAGTCTGCGCGTCATGATGGTACGCAAGTTCATTGCCTATCAGAAACAATGCTCTAGCATTGGTATGGAAACTTATGACGGTAAGTTTCTCAAATGTTCATACGCGAGCACTGAGCAAGTTGGAACTTTCAGACTCTGCAACACAACAGAACACCGCAGAAAAATGTTCAGTGTAGAGAACATATGATGCTGTCTTCCAGATATCACACAATCTGGAACACAATCAAACAAACTGGCAGCGCATCCATCACTGTCAGCAAGGAGCATGCTCGCACTGTTGAAGATGGTGTAAAGCGTGTCAAGACAGCGGAGAATGTTGCACGGCGGCAAGCAGGCTTGGTAGGCTGGAGCAAGCTAGTCATCACAAGAACTGAGCTTTCTGCAACGCACACAAGAATTGACTTCACCCTTCTGTATCTCACAGCCCTATAGTCTCAACAACCTCAACCAAAGGACACATCATGATATCTCGCCTTGAACTTCACAACGTCACTCGTGTTACCCAGCAGCTTCAACAGTTCGGCACTTTCTCTGTTCTCCGTATCTCTGCATACGTTGATGGAACGACTCTGCCCATGAACTTTGACATGTTCGTCAATGATCGCAACGGTTTGCCCATTGAAGTTGAGCCGGTTAAGGTCATCACTGACTGACATGCCCAGACTTCCCTATTTTGTTCCTCCATTTTCTGAGGAACTACAACGAAGAACCCTCGTTGCTCATGTAGCCCGAGGGTTTTGTTTTCACATCACTTCGCCGGCATCTCGCTTCACCGCAGAATCGCATATCTCATTGCCGCTGGTGTTGAATGTGTTGCACAGATTCCCGAGTGCAGTGCTTGCCAAAGATTGGATTCCCCTGGAATCTTATCAACGACATTTGCTTCTGACACACACGCTAAACTATTGGCAACGACCGCTCAGTGATCTGAAGCTGGATCGTATCGAGTGGCAATTCATGCAGCTTAGTCAACAAGAACGCATGACTGCACTTGACAACATAGCTGTGACCCTCACATTTTGTAACGGCGGAGCCGCGGCCGAGCCACTTTCCTGGAGAGAAAGAACCATGAAGACCAATGATGCAATCCCGCATGACGTAATGACCAAGCTGGAGATGTCTCTAGCATCGCTGGAATCTACGTTGCTTGCCAAAGACCCCATGATGCCACAGCATCTTCGCAATGTTCACAGTCTGCTCATCAGCTATCCTGAGACTGTGCATTTGTTGGATGATGCAGAAATTGCTCGCATCATTGATGCAGCACAAGTGCATACGAAGACTGAGATTGTCAAGGCGACGGTAAAAGGCACGAGTGCTTCGGGAGCACGTAAGAAGATCGCTGTGGATGATCTTTAAAATCTTTGAAATCTTTGTTCAGGAGAAACAATCATGACACGTGAAACGTGGACGAAGAAAGATGAAGAGGCATTGGCTGAACTGAAAGCTCGACGAGAGCGGTTTTACGAAGCTGCAAGAATGCCACTACTGAGGTACATTAATAGTGATATGCCTACAGTAGATTCCGTGACTGCGTGCACAGAAACTGCTGACTGGATGATTGCGAATGCCAAAAAGCTCCGCAATCTGCTTGAACCTTTTGACCGTGGAGACGCTGAAGATGAACATGCTTGAACAAACTGGCGGACCGGCGTTTCCGTCAACACACATGCACGGCCAAGAAGAGGGCATGACCCTGCGCCAATACGCGGCCATCAAGCTGCGCGTACCAAACAGCGGCACCGACTGGCTAGACGACATGATTTGTGTCAGCTTGCGACATGATCTTGCCGCAAGAGCGCTGGAAGTAGAGTTGTCGATCTTCCCGAACATGTCACCGAGAGAAATAGTACGTCGCGCTGGCGAGGTAGCCGACACCATGCTGAGAGCAAGGAGCATGAAATGAACTGGAGAAAAGGACCGCCACCCAGCATTGGCTGGTGGCCTGCCAGCGTTTGCAAGGATTTAGGTTGCGTGCGCTGGTGGAATGGAAAGCATTGGAGCCAAGCTGCTTGGGCAGACACGCCTGTGAAAGTTGCAGCAAGCACCGCTCGAAAGCCAGAGCTAGCGGTCATCCAGGATGAAATCGAATGGACTGACCGCCCCGCTGATTGGCCTAAGAGGAGCAAGACATGAGCAGGCTACGCATTTGGACGTGCAAAGATGGCAAGCGTATTGCTATCAAAGATATGGAAACATCGCACATCAGAAACACTCGGGCATTCCTTGAGCGTAAAGCGAAGGAATTAACTGGGCTCGAGATGGTGTATCTCGGAGACGAGGCGTTTGATGAGTTCGAACGAGATGGGTATGATGTCCGAGTTTACGACACACCTATTTATCAATGGCTTGATGACTTTGATAAGGAACTTGAGCGCAGAGGAGCAGAACATGAACATGAATGACATTCTCGCAACAAGCGTGACAGAAGCTACGCCAGGTTTTGGTGCCGCAGTCAAAGTGCTCAAGGATAACTACAGCACACTGGTTGCACACCAGAACCTCATCACGTATTCTACAGCTGACATTTTTCACAGCTGCCCGCGCAAATATCAGATCAAGAAACTGCAAGCCGAAGCGGGCACAGCAGATCGCTTGAATTCTCCCACCTTCGCGTTTGGCCACGCAGTTGGTGCGGGTGTTGCCGTTTACGACAAGACACGAGATATCAACGAAGCAACATGGGCAGCGTTTCTTGCATGGGACATTGATCTTTTCATGGAAGAACGCAAGGCTACACGCAGTGCAGGTAAGAGTTTCTTTGAAGCCATCTGGGCACTGTACGCTTACGAAGAATTCTACCAGACGGAGACCAATCTTGCAGAGTATGACTCTGTAAAGATCGAAGGCACGATGGCCATTGACTTCGAGGATGGCCATTTCTACAGTGGCCACATTGACGAAGTGCTTCAGCATCGTGAGACTGGCAGGTTCCTGGTCAAAGAGAACAAGACTACTGGATTCACCAGCGTCGATCCCGTCATGTATGCCAACTCAGACCAAGCCCTGAGCTACGCAGTTGTAGTGGACATGCTCGGCGGTACAGAATACTCTGTGCTCTACACAGTCTACAGTGCTTCCAGTCAGGAGTGGATGCAGTTTGAGTTTGTGAAGAACGCACTCAAGAAAGCAGAGTGGATTCAAGATCAACTGCTTCTGCATCAGCAGATCGAGCACTACACTGAACTCAACTTCTTCCCCAAGCGTGGAAGATCATGCTTCAACTTCATGAAGCGTTGTGAGTTCTTCGAGACTTGTGAGTTCTCAACATCACATGCCTTCGGCAAGAACTTTGGTGAGCTTCCCCGCATCCAAAGTCTCGCAGATATCGAAGCAATCGAACACATTGACTTTGCAACCACGCTGACAGAAATCACGCAGCGACAGAAGGAGAGACTGAATGAGCGATTCTGACAAGTTTGATGTGAAGAGCCTGTTCAAACTGCCCAAGGTAGTTCGTTCAGGTGAAGTGAATCCGCATAAGTACAAGATGCTGGATGCTGATCTTGCTGCGTTTCCTGGACAGCCGTCCATCACCTTTGGTGACTCCGCGAATGAAGTGTTCATTGGAGTTTCCCCCGCGCCGATGATTGGCATGGATTCCATGATTCCTTGCGGTATCAACTACGCTGCAACGATGACATCCAAGATTCCTCTTTCCAACGAGCAAGCAGCAGAAGCAATCTGTGCAATCATGGAGAAGCTGGACTTGAAATATCTTGGAGAGCAGCGCAGAGAAGAAAGTTCTATGTTCCGCATCCAGCTGGACAAGCGCGAAACAGAGCACACTCTCTCTGGTCCCATCTACAGATTCTTCGCGATCATCACTGTCGAAGTGGAGCAAGCAGATGTGGATCGCATCATTGCGCTTCTCCAGCGGCAGCTTCACCTGATGACTTCTCCCCCTTCCACAACTCCTCACTGAAAGGCTCACATGAATCTGAACGATTACTCATCTGCCACACGCGCAAAGGTACTTGTCTACGGTGCGCCGAAGACTGGCAAGACTGCACTTGTGGGAAAACTCGCGGAGCATTTCACGCTTCACTGGATGGACCTTGAGAACGGAATCAAAACACTACTCAATCCTGCGATCCTTGATCCTAAGTTCCGCAAGAATGTGAACGTGATTTCCATCCCCGATCACAGGCTCTATCCCATTGCCATCGACACAGTGCGTGAAGTGATTCGTGGTGGTGTGAAAAAGATCTGTTCCTCACATGGCAAGATCAACTGCCCCATCTGTGCAAAGGATGCAGAAGCCAAGCACTCTGAACTTGACCTTGCCAAGTTTGGAGCCAATGACATTCTCGTCATTGACAGTCTGAGCCAGCTGGCCAACAGTGCCATGAACAAGGGCATTCTCAAGGAACTCCAGAAGCCTGGCGGCGAAGAATACAAGAAGACATTCACAGACTATGCTGTGCAAGGTAGTCTGATGGAGCAAGTGCTCAGCTTCATTCAAGTGGTGGATATTAACGTCGTAGCCATCAGTCATGAACTGGAGAGTGAAAGTCTGGAAGGTCGTGAGAAGATTGTTCCTGTTGCGGGCACGCGCAACTTCTCGCTGAATAGCGCCAAGTATTTCGACAGCGTAGTGCATTGTGCAGTGGTCAACAAACAACATCGCGCTTACAGTTCCAGCACCTATAGCCCCACGATCATCACCGGATCACGGCTGGCTGTGGATGTGGATGAGAAGAAAGGCGGCGAACTGTCTCTGCTTTCTCTCTTTCAGAGGGGTTGACATCGGAGCGGAAACGTTCTACACTGGACAACATTTTCACGAATCTTTTGAAGGGACATTTTATGTCTGGAACTTTTGTCAAGTCTGCGCTGGAAAAGCAAATCGGCGGAACTCATTACAAAGAGCTGGCTATCCAGCCTGTTGAGTTCATCCACGCAAACAACATTGGTTACTTTGAAGGCAACGTCATCAAGTACGTGACACGCTGGAAAGGCAAGAACGGCATTGCCGATTTGGAGAAGGCCAAGCATTACATCGAACTGCTGATTGAACTGCACAAGAACGATCAAGAGGCAGACGCTGTGATTGAGCACATTCTTTCAACCGCAAACCCCGGAGGCACTGACTAAACCACGATCCACACACACAACTCAACCCAACTTTGCTCCAATCTTTTTCCTCAATCTTTTCTTTTCTGAAACACACACATCATGTCCAAAGCAACTTTCTCTGACCTCGACGCCCTGATGAACGCTTCGATGGATGACATCGAAGACCTGCCACCTGTTGGTGTTCCTCCCACGGGCCATTACTCTTTGCAAGTTTCTGCTTCGCGCGAGACTTCTGAGAACAGCGGCAATGAATACATCAAGTTCAGCTACACCGTGGAAGCTGTGAACGAGGTGAAGAACCCCGAAGAAGAGAAGCAAGCGGCCGTCGGCCAGAAGTTCTCGCAGATCTTCTCACCGTTCAAGAAGGATGGCACCATCAATGAGTTCGGCATCGGATTCCTGAAGGAAGCCTGCGCGCCGTTCGCTCAGCACTTCGGCACTCAGAACATGGGTGAAACCATCGCGCAGATCGACAAGGTCACGGTGGCTGCATCGCTTGTCCGCAAGCAGAACAAGAAGGAAGCGGATCGCTTTGACTTCTCCCTGCGTGACGTCGTGATCCTGTAAGGGTTTCCGACTTCATACTCCAAGAGCCCACAGCTTTATTGTTGTGGGCTTTTTCGTCTGAAGTCTCAATAACTCAAATCATTATGAAACTTGCATTCTTTGGCACTCCCTTGGATCGTGCGTTTCTTCCAAGACTGAATGAAATGATCGGCGCTCACAGCGTCAAGGTGAGCCTGGCAACGGAGGAGTATCTTGCTGGGCTTGCAGCTAAGATCAAACTACATGATCTGGATGGCATCATCTGCACGAATGCAGACATGCTGCCCATGCTGCTTGGTACTCAGCTGGATTTTCGTCATCCGCTTGACAAGCGTGGACTCAAGAAGCGGCTTGCGCTGGATGACTACGCTGGCTCCTTCTTCACCATTCCTGCGCATGCGCTGGGAGGAACTAAAGATGTGCAAGTTCTCATTCTCAATCCGCTGCAACATCTGGTCACGACGGCCGAAGGTCCATTTGTTTTCAAGCGATTCATCAGCAAACTTACCAAGCCCGAAGGTTGGTTCCCGCAGACTGCATTCACATGGGAAGTCTGGAAGCCAGAATCAAGTGCAAGACTGCTGGAGAAATTCTCACATGCCAGACTACTCGCAGTTGACATCGAAACCTATGTGGGCGACGACCTGCGACGCATTCATTGCGTTGGCTATTGTGGCTTGTTTAGCGACGGCAGCACTCACTCTGTAGTTGTTCCATTCAAGGACATGCTGGCTCATCAGTTTGTACGCAATCTGAATGCCTCAGCGCCGCCCAAGATATTCCAGAATGGAATGTATGACAACCTCTATTTTCTGCGCTTCAATGTGCCAGTGCACAACTGGCTCTACGACACGCAGCATCTGTTCCATTCCTGGTATTCAGAACTGCCCAAGCGCCTAGACTTCATTACTGCATTCGCAGTACGCCGTATTCGCTTCTGGAAAGATGATGCAGCCGGCGATGAGTTCAGCCTGTTTGAATACAATGCCCGCGACTGTTGGGCAACCATGAACGCTTGGTGCTCTCTTCTGCTGGAAGTTCCTGATTGGGCACTGCGCAATTACCTGATGGAGTTTCCACTGGTCTTCCCATGTCTGCACATGGAAGCAGATGGCTTGAGCCTGGATCGCGCAAAATTTGACGAAGCCAAGGCAGCTGCCGAAGTTGCAGTAGAAAAGCAACGTGAGAAACTTCACGCATGGTTTGGACCTAGCTTCAATCCTGCAAGCCCTGACCAGTGCAAGAGACTGCTCAAGGTTCTGGGAATGGGTGAAGTGGAGAGCGCAGATGCAAAGGCCATGAACGCTTGCGCGGCTGTGCATCCATTCAATGAACTCATCGTGTCTGCCATTCTTGCATATCGCAAGCAGGCAAAACTTCTGTCCACCTATTTCGTCTGGGAGAAATTCTGGAATGGTCGACTCTACTACAAGACAAACCCTGCCGGAACTGATACAGGTCGCCTTGCAAGTACTGAATCAAGTTTCTGGACCGGACTGCAAATTCAAAATATCCCTCAAGGTAAAGCAGTCAAGTCGTGGATTATGGTTGACAGCGACTGGGAAGGACTGGCAGAAGGGGACTATGCTCAGAGTGAAGCTCGATGCGTCGGATACATGTCCGGATGTACGAGTCTCATTACTCTCGTGGAGTCAGACAGAGATTATCACAGCTGGAATGCTCACAAGTTCTTTGGAGTCCCTTACGAAGAAGTCAGTAAACCGCTTAGAAATCTCTCCAAGCGTGTCAACCACGGCTCGAATTATAACATGGGCGCAGCAGTTCTCCTCGATACTATGGGTCCGAAGGCGGTTGCAGAGGCCCGCAATCTCCTTAAACTTCCGGCGAAGTGGACGCTCCAGCAAGTCTGCACACACCTCCTGAAAACCTACGAGCAGACCCATCCGGAAGTGAAGAAAGATTGGTACGAT